TCGAATCTGCAAAAATTTAGCAGGTTTTCGAGATCGTTAAAAATTTTAACAACTTCCGGTTTCATATACTGTCCTTAATTAATATTTGATAAATGAACCATTTTCTCCGTCTTCGGAGACTTCAATCCAGATCTCTCGACCCGGATACTTTTGTGAAATAACGTCATACAAATCGCCTGACATCATTTCGCAACTTTTATAATCTAAACTAAGTGTAGCATCTTTGTAAAGATTTAGCAACCATCGTTTAAACTGAATAAACTCAATATCACGGTCGTCGTGTGTAACACCAATCCAAACTTTAAAGTGGAAGATGTGACGATGCGGATAGCCTAGGAAACTTACATCATATTCGTCACCTGTGGCAAGTGCTGGATCTGTAAGTGCGGCTGGATACTTGTGCATACCTTCCTTCTGGAAAGTAACCCAAATCATTTTGTTAGGGCGGATATCTTGTTTAATAATCATAGGATTTAAATTTTCAATTTTGCCAACTATCATTTTACAATCTCATCGTTAGCATATTGTGACCAGTCTGTAAAGTTTTTACGATCCATAAGTGAGTGTAGACTGTGAGACCACACACCTGGGTTTGTTGCTTTAAAATCTTTGTCATCGATTTTAAGCATTGTATTATAATTCCATAATTTAATATAAGGAATTGGCACACGAATCTGCGGAATAAAATTATTGTACTCGCAATAACCACTTTCATGAAATTCTTCAACTTGGTTAAACGGAATATCTAATGAGCACAATACATCCTTTTTAAGGAAATAAAAGATCATTTCTTCCCATGCTTTATGTTCTTCATAGGTTTGAGGATTAAAACTATGATTAGCACCAAAGAAGATATGCTTACACTGCTTATGCTTGAAGAATTCTTCAATAGCATCGCAGGGCTGAACTCCTACAACAAACAAACTTAATTTTCCAAAGGCAGGAGTATGTTCAATCTCAGTGCCAACGAAGAAGTTTACACCTGCAACTACTCCGTCATTGTAGTTACGCTTCATCTTTACTGTCCTTTGTTTGTTGGTATTGTTTGAACATCCTAGTAACATCTTCCATTTGTGTTTGAAATACATGCGGGCTAGCGTCACACACTTGCATCATATCCCAATCACTAGGATAGTGACGTAGTACACCTCTAGCTTGACTGCGTATAATTGCAGGAACTTTAGGAGTCTTTTGCGGATCCATCAATTCCTGCAAGAATTGCCGAGCCATTTTTACTGCACGATATCTTTCGTCGGGTAGTGTCATTCTTTTACCTGTAATTCTAGCTGGTCTAGTAATTTTTCTTCTTCTTCACTAAATTCTTCGGAGTGCTCTAATTGTACAGAGGTCTCTTCTTCAAAGTCAAATAGATTGGCAAATTGTGTTGCCGCATTAACTGTTTTCTTACCAGTAGCACCTCGTGTGCCAATAATAGACTGCCAAAACTTATCAAAAGATTCAATGATTAATTCTGCATCTGCACGATTAGGTGTAGAGAAAATAGCATCAACTACATCTCTAAAATAGATACGATCAAACTTTTCCTGTACTAGCATAGCCGGGACAGCACCGTTATCATATGCTTGATTAGCACGTTGAACAGCATTCAAGTGAGCGTACACATTATGACCCATTTGAATAGCATAGCTAAATGAGTCCCATGACGTTCTGCCTTCCTTACCGATCTTATTTAGGTCGCCCGGCTTGTATATACAAACATCTTTTATTTGGCACTGATCGATGAGGGGACTTGATTCAAAGTTTGCAAAAACTCCGTCTTGGATGACTGCGTCTTTGAACAGTCTTGTGTCTGTTGCGTACTTCTTGTCATCAGCAGATGGCACCATGCGGTAGACCCATTTGGTTCTATCTTCAAGTTCTGTTTGTATGTAGATTTGTCCGTTTGCAGTTGCCAGAAACGGTGAGGCGCAGTCAAAAGATATGGTAAAGTTTTCATTATGGTATTTTCTTACTGCTCGTTGAATATCAGTTAATAAAGTTGCCCACTCTAACTTAGAGGTGCCCAGGAAGTGCATCCAGTCTTGATGACCTTTTTCAAGAAGTCCATCAAACTTTAATGCTACTAATCTTTTTAATACCAGATGGATGTCACACATGTTCTGTCCACCCATGGCCCAGCCGTTAAATGCTTTGTCACCGTAGACTTTAGGATCGCAAAAATCCTTCATCTTAGAATACCAGTCATCGGCCTGTGCATGTGTTTCACCTTGTAAAACGTTAAGGAACTTACAAGCACCAGTGCGATGTTTGATCCAATACTCGTTATTATACTTGGTAGCTTCTACGGCCTGATCGTATGATTCAATGCCAGTGGCTTTACGACCAACTGGACTGCGTTCTACCCACGCAGGGATATCAAGCACCATGCCGTAATCCATAAGTGCATCCATCCAAGTTAATACTTGCTCACGTTTCTTCTGTGCGGCATCTAGTCTTGCTTGATACTGCTTTACGTGATCAACCTTAGTATACTTGAGGTTGCCCTTTTTATCCATGGCATGATTACCAGTAGGATCAATAACAGGCACTAGTTCAATACCTTTAGCAACCGCTTCTGCCATCATTGCCTTTACTTCTGGGCCAGTTGGATCTCTCCATTCACCTTCCCATACACCCTTACCAATTTGGAAGCCACCTGAATCACCTAATACCCAGCTTGTGCTACGGTCTCTATTACGGAACATGTCTTCACTATCGTCTTTCTTAGTAAGGTCTAAGTTAGCATGACCTGCTGAATAGAGGCACCACTTGTAGTAGAATTCCCCTTTTTCAGGTTCTAGATAGTTTAAACTTTCCATACCAGCACCCCACACGCTTGGAATACGTGCAGGATCTACGTAATTTCCGTGCCGTTGCTTGCCGATAAATGTAGCGTAGAATCCCGAGGTCGCTGGTAAAAACACAGCATAGTCGTTTTGAGTAGCTGTTAAGTTTTTATTCATTATTTGCTTTGAGCTGGTAATGTGTAGTTGTATTCAGCCATGCCGCTGTCAACTGTAATTTGTAATGCACCTACATCTGCAATACGCATAGTCTTGTCGCCGTCTAAGTTAAGAATACTCATAACTTGCTGAACTGGCCATGACCATGTTTGCTTTAATTTTCCACTGACACCTGCTTGAAAGGTAAAGCTACCTGCGTGGGTACTAGCATCACCAAAACTAAACACAAGGTCATCGCCTTTGGTAGTTACTTGAAACACTGGTTCTTCGCTATGTGCCTGTGCCTGGAATTTCAATCTTTGAATACTAGACATGTTGGGTTGGAATTCAATATCCCACTTGGCACCTTTAAACTTTACAGTCTTAAGTTTTTCGTTAATGATCTCCGAGTTCATAAAGCGATAGTCATTGACAAAGTCACCTTCTTTGTTTTCAAAGTGAATACCAGTAGGAATGTCATCACCGTTTCTGTTTTGTCTGATAACATCAATCTGCGCATCTTCTTTATACTCAGGGCACTTTAAGTGAATACTGAGTTTATCTAAGTTAGGCATACCAAACGTACCTTCAAATGCTGGTACTGCGGTATGTGTCTTAGCGTTGACTACAACAGATCGATCCTCTGCCATTGACTCGATAACAGTGTCCGAGTCACTTCCGCTGATTTTAACTAGCGGTAAAAATCCTAGGCTGTGTGTATGAGCAACTAGGTCTTGTAAAATATCTTTCATATTATTCTCCATGTTTAATGATTATATTTAGGTTTGCGGTAAAAGTCAAGAGGTTTTTCTTACTTTTTTGTTATATTCTATTGCCGTTTTAATAAGCGTGACCGATTCTCCAATTTGGTCAGTCCAATGTGTAAATGCTTCGGTGTCTTTTGGAAAGCAATGCCCTCCCCAACCTCGTAGCCCATCTGTCCCGGGTACCATTGTATGGTCTCCGCCTATTCGTTGATCCTGACTAATCAGTTGTCTAACAGCATCAAAATTTAAATCTTCCTTTTGACAGACATCGTATATCTGATTAAAGAAGCTGGTCTTCAGTGCTAAAAAACTATTCACTGAATACTTGATTAACATTGATTCTTTGGCAGTGCAATTGAACGCTATTTTACATTCTGGTAGTGTGCCTAAAAACAATTCCTGCCAAAAACACTCGGGGTCTTCCCCACCAAGAATGATATATTTCTGATTTAGAAAATCCTGATCAGAAGTTTTAGCTCTTAAAAATTCTGGACTGTAGACAATACTATGCTCGGCATACATTTCTTGTATAGCATCTATCGCACCTGGGCTTACTGTACTTTTTACCAGTGCTGGCATAAACACAGGCACTTGATCTAACACATTAACGATATTTGATGGGTCGCAAAATCCTCCATCTGTGTTAGGAGTGGACACACAAACAATAATGCCATCAGCATCGTGGTGATATTGTATTTCATTAGTAGTATATTGTGGGTCAACGATTACTACTTCATGTGTCTTTTTAAGAGCGTTAGCAACAGCTTTGCCAACAAATCCGTATCCTGCAATAATTATTTTCATATTAGAACTCAAATAAACTGTTAAAGGTATTCTTTTCTTCAGTACTGGTAACATCCCAATTAAGTACGCCAATTAGGTTAGACAATTTGTTATCAATAATTGTCTGCTCCATTTCAGCATGATCAAACGGTAAGTCTTTAAACCATTGCGGTAGTCTAAGTTCGTCTACGGGATATGCAACTGATGTAAAGCCCATTGGGTTTTGTTTCAGTTTACAGACAATTACTTTTGCACCGTCCGTAACACCCATAGAATACTTGTCGCCCATCATCCGTTTCAATGTATTCCAGTTGATACTAGCACGAACGTGACCGGGCATGTTTGCTTTGCCTGCTTTCTTTTCTTTAGCTTCGTACTCTGTAATGTTGTTGGCACGTTTAGGTGAACCTTTTTCCCAACCGGGCCTGCCTTTAAACTGTATTCTAAACTCACTAATAAAGTCTAATACTTGTTGCTCGGTTGATCCGGTTAATACTTTCTCAAGTACATCACTTAGAAAGTTTTGAATAAATTCTGGAGTATCACTGCGCTTAAGGTCAAGGCCCATTGCTTTAATCTTACCCGGCTTGCCATCAACGTCACTACGCTTGCCTTCTTTATCATAATAAAGAACAGCATAACGCTTCTTGGTAATGAACAATCCGCGACTAGCAACAATCTCACGACCTGCTTTAATAACTTCACCACGGCTCTTTGGACAATGGAAGGCATCTAACATGAACTGTGGGAAAGTAGCATTGACTTCTTCACCAATTTGGTCATACAAGCTAATTACACTTTCTTTAGACCACGGAATACTGCCTTTCTCAATGTCCTTCTTTAGCGTAGTGTATGCTGAAAAATAACAAGAGTCTGTGTCACCGTAGATAATAGCTTTACCTGTATGATTGTTTTCACCTGTGATAATCTCGTTTACCTTACCGGCCATGTGTCGAGCAATAGCACGACCTGTTAATGTAGTTGATTGACCAATACGGTTATCGAAGAATCTACAACCACTATTGAGAATAGCACCATACAGACTATTCAAGTTAATTTTCTTAACTAGTTGTCTCTTGTCCCAATATTCTTCTTCAATCTTGTTGCCTGCTTTGATTGCTTCTTTTAGTTTGGCCTGCATCTCTTTACGTTCAGCATACCAACGCTTGAGCAATCCAGGAATAATACCTTCCTTCTCGTAGGTAAAGATAGTTCCGTTAGCACTTAGCATCCAAGGTTGATTGCTGTCGAAGATTAATTTATATACTTCGGCTGCACTTAACATATCTGACGAATTATCTTCCCAGTCTATATTAATTTCTGTACCAACTTCTTGGTTCATGACAGCAGTATATTCTAAACTACCAAACATGCCTTCCCACGCCGCCGCAAAACTTTTACCCTTGGCAATTTGTCCTTGGATATACTCATCAGTCATAGTTGGCCGCAATTGACCAATGATAGTCTCTGGACCCATATTAAGCGCACGAATAGCACTTGGATAAAGACTGTTAATATCTAATGAGCCAATCCAATCTTGCAATCCTTCTTTAGGGTATGCAACATACGCACCTGCCGCTTGACTGCTTTCTCTATCATCCATCTTAACACGATTGGGCACTTGGAAGCCTCTACGATGTGCTTCGTTGATAATAGCCTGTTCAGTAACAGCCACAGCACCCATTGTAGTCTGTAGCAATACTGTGCATTCGTGCGCCAGTGTGTTAGCAAGATCAATAAACTTTAGTTTCTTATCTAGTTTATCTAGCAGTGCAGTATCCTGTCTGTTATATTCAATAAACTTTTTAAAGTCATGATTATAAAGTTGATCTAGCGATCCTTCGTATGGCGTTTTACGTTCGTCAAGTTCGTATTCTGCAATAGCATCCAATCGATAACTGTGGCGTTCTTCGTATGTGTACTTGCGATACAATTCGAGACTGTCCAAGTGTACACGACCTACTAGGTCAAAGGTTACAGAGTCCCGTCCAAACTTTTCGTATTCTCGTCTTTTAGGAAACTGGTTAAACAAACACAGTCTACGTGTATCTTCCTTGCTCAGAGCTTTGGTAATACGGTTAACAGTGTATGGCATATCAAATCCTTCGCTGTTCCAACCACTTAGGATGTCGGCATCTTGAATTAAATCCAAGAACATGTCTAGCATCTCTGATTCTTTTTCAAACAGATACGTGTTAGGAAATTCAGCAACTGCTTCTTTGGCCTGCTCCATAGTCATAGTCTTTGGGGGAACTGCTAGACATACCAGGGTATCTAACCATTGTAGGTGAACAGCAATCGCAGTGATTGGCATAAACGCATCATCTGGTGATGCGTAGCCGCGCTCTGGATCAAAGTCCACCTCAATATCCCAAAATGCAATGTTTAATTTCGGAGCATCTTGATTCAGATAGTGTTCACTTAGACATACGAAGATTGGATTAATATCAGCTTCAAATAATTGCTTACCTGAATTGATGGCTTGTTCTTTGCGTAGTTCTTTAGTGTTCTTACAGACAATCCTGCTAAGTGGATCTCCGTAAATTGATTGATGTTTGCCCTTAGGGTCTTTGTAATAAAAGGTGTGTTTGACAGGGTAATCTTTGTATTCCCGCTCACCTTTTTTATTTCGTTCAACGATCTTGATGACATCTTCATCACGGTTGAACCATGCGTCTACATAACTCAAATTTTTCTCCTATGCAATTTATGGCTTGCAAATACCAAATATGCGGTTTATGGCCCGCTTAGCCTTCATCTTATATATTTATAAGCCGACTTAATGCTATAACATCTATAGTGACTAGCAGTAGATAGTTTGCCACCATACCTGTTGATCCCCTAGTCCAAGCCGCCCAACCAAATATTGCACACTGCACAATGAATAAGGGATACAGAATTAAAAATGGAGGATTGGGCAGTGTCATACCCATCCATATCGCACACGTAATACTCATACCCCAGGCAGTGATTTCTAAGATAAATCTCAACGGCCATTCGTTAAAATCGTTTTTAGCCCACTTTAAAATATTTAAAATACTGTTAGTCATGTTGTTTTGTAATCCAGTCGGCTATAAAATTGTCTTGTTGATAAAATGAAAATAGATTAAAATCTTTAATAGAAACTCTAGTTTGGTCTTCTAAAATTGCCGCATACGAATTGCTGCCATAATACAATGTTGTAGACTCGTGTTTGATTTTATTTTTTAAATAGTCCTGATCGTTTGTATATCTAGCAATATTCTTTTTATATTCGGGTTTAAAATCTTTTAACGTACTAATGGTCGGCTGTTGATGATGGATTGCCCAATTTTGCATATCTACTCCACTGAAGAAAGTAGTTGAGTTTTTTAAATTTGCAAATCTCATCCTAAATTTTTCTAAAGCATATTGCCATCTCCAGTTATACCCAACCCACCATGAAAAGTCGTAGGTAGTGTTAATAGGTCTTGGAGAATTTTTAGCAGACTCTATAAAAATATCATACCAGCAATTGGCTGATGTTTGATCTAATTTTTTATGCACAAAGTATTGTACTATATTTTCTCTAGATATGCTATCATTTAGGTAATCTGGGCCAAAGATTTGTAACATTTCGCTACTAAAATCGTAGCCGTACAACAAATCTCCGTGTTCTGCACTTACGATTAATCCATCAACGGTTGCATATTTTAGCATCTGTATGGTTTTTTCAGTGCTGATAATAGTTGCAAGCTCTTGAATTTTTTTAAAAAATGTATAATTTTCTTTAAGGCTATCCATATTACATACTACGAATAGCTGATCTTTTTTGATCCCAGCTTCTAATAACGAACACACTACTAAGGTGCTATCAATCCCGCCGCTCCAAAGAACATATAACGGTTGGTTAGAGTTTATTAGCTCTGTGCTCCTATTAAAGCAGGCAGTATCTAAGTCTATATGGTATTTAGGAAAATCTAGACTGTATTCGTCGGGGGAATAGCTTTTGAAAGGCAATTTAATTTGGTTTGATCGATCAACTAGCCACGAATCACTTATCAATCCGTGTACTTGTCTGAATATGTTAACATCGGCTTTGTCTTTGGAAAACTCTATTCCTCTTTGATCTTTCAGTGGAAGAGTAGTTGAAATCAGTAACTTCACGATCTTGAACCAAACCTAAACTCTGCTTCTAACTGTAAAAATAATGCGTCTTCCATCTGTGTAATATCAGTAGTTGAATTAATTATTTCGGTATACTTGTTCCATAGGGCATGAACCCTAAGCACTGAGATACTAGCCGATTCATAATACATAACTAATTCTTGAAAGGCAGCACCAACAGTTTTATTGTTTATATCTGCCCATTCATGAATTGCAGGTGTATAATAATCTTGTTCATCGTTACAGTTTGTTAATTCTTTGCTAAGAAAGTTTAAAAATATCTCGTCACCGATAAAATGTTTTGTTCTAGAAAGATACCGCTCGCATCGTTGTTCTAATACCATTAAGGAATCTGCCCTAGCGTTTCCTAGTTTTCGTTTAGCAATCCATTCTTCAGTTATTAACTCTCTAGGATACTCTACTAAATCAAAGAATCGCTTGCTGGGAGTCTCGTCAACAGTCTTGGCAACATTACACTCACTGGTGATAAATCCGGTATTGACAATTTTACTTCCACGCCTGACCAGCTGAAAATTTACATTTAAGTTATCTCTATAAGAATTTATGCCACCGCTAACTCCCATATACGGGTAGAATACAACCATGGGAGAACTGTTTAGTATTCCTTTACTAACGGCATTTGCAATTGATATAGTGGGACATCGTGTTATAACACCAAATGTTTCTTGATCTATTACTAAAAACAGATATTGTTTTGTTGCATCAAGCATCTCGTGGCTCCACCGGCCCTGTTGCTTCTTCGATCTGAAGCCTGCCTTTATCTTCTTTTCTAGTAATAACTACACACGATCCGTCCCAGTCAGATTGAGATCGACCTTCCCAATGTTCTGGACCAACAGTTACTTCTTCATCTTTGTTAATATGTCTTTCCATAGAATTGTCTCCTCTGCTATTCGTCTTTCAAATGCTGATCTACCTACATACTGTTCTGGGATAATCATAAAACTGGTTTGAAGCTTGGCACGAGTTTCTATGTTTTTAGCAATAGATGTTAATGTATCGTGGTAAAATTTGTGTATTGCAGGATCAGTGCCTTTTGGCAATGCTAGACCCCAGCTGGCTTCTACTTTAGGATGAAACCCTTTAATTTTTTCTCCAAATGTAGGAACGTTTAGCAGTGTAGGAAATCTAGTAGACCCGCTAATGGCAATAATATTAATTTTATCAGAATTAACAAACGGCGCCGCCACTGCCAGTTGTACTACCCCGTACTTGACGTGGTTGCCTAACACGTCTCTTATAGCGTCAGATCCGGATTTATAATTTATTAGCGACACATCAGTTGGTTTGTTAGTAATTTGACTAACAATATATCTAGCGGCTACTTCAAAAAATAGGCTTGGTGTAGCAATACTAATATTAGAATCGTTATTAACTACATCTTTTCTAAATTCCTCAATGGTCTTAATATTTGATTCTTTACTAGATATTAAGACCATTGGCCCTGCCGCAATAGTAGTGATCAAATCAACTCCATTGTTCTGAACGAGGGCCGGAGTGGCGATAGGCGCTATAGTAAACAGCGAACTAGCAGTAGCCCACAATGTATACCCGTCGGGTTTTGCATTGTTGGCAAACGAATTCATAGCAATAATTCCGTTTGCACCTGCCTTATGTTCTACAATTACCTTATATCCTTTTAGTTCTAAGGCTTCGATATAAGGTTTTAGGGCTTGATCAGTTGCGCCAGGCGAGAATCCTGACACAATCGTAATTGGTCGATCTGTCGGGTTAAACGCAAATGTTAGATTGCTAATACAACAAAGTGTTCCTGCTAATATTAGTTTTATAATATTCATATTTAAATCCTCTTGGTAATATCCAGAATTGCTTCGATCTCCTCCCAGTCAGAGTTATGATCTTGCCAGTTACCTTTGTGAGCAATTTTAATTGCACGATTGATAACGCTGGGTTTAACTTGTAATTCTTCTGCAACTGCTTTAACAGTTTCTTTTAGACCTTCTGATAGATCTTCAATTTCTCGAAGTACTGTACTGCCTTCTGCAATAAGTCTTTCAAGTTTGGCTTTTTCTTCTGCACCGTATGAACGTCCTGACATAGTAATCTCCTTGGATTGTATATTATACACTAGTTATATCTTATGGTCAATAGTTAGATCAAAAAAAATGGCAGACTTGGTCTGCCATTTTTTAAGTGGATAAAATTATTGTCCGGTAGCTTTAAGAGCAGCCAGTTGAGCTTGTGCCGCTTTAACATCGTCTGCCATTTCAGGATCATTAGCATACTTTCCAATAAGTGTTTCTAACTCGCCCATCTCGTTGGCATAGAATTTTGTAAGATTTGTTTTTCCAAATCCGCCACTGCTAGCCGCTGGTGTCCCGGATCCGCCACTGCTAGCCGCTGGTGTCCCAGATCCACTACCTGGAATTTTTAAAGTCTTGCCTGCGTAAATTAAGTTTGGATCCTTAATATACGGATTAGCCTTCATAATATCCTGGATACTTACACCAAACTTTTTACTAATCTTTGTAAGATTGTCACCCTTGACAATGGTATAATCGCTACCGGCAGGTGCTTCTTTGCCTGATTGAGCGGGAGCACTTGAAGCGTTTGCGGCCATGGCTTTACCTAGTTCTGCATCATCTCTATCTGCTTGATCAGGGCTGACTCGTTGTGCTGTCATTGCTTGACCTAGTTCTGCATCATCTCTATCTGCTTGATCAGGGCTGACTCGTTGTGCTGTTGAGCTAGTTGTTGGTTTATTTGCAGTATCTTTTGGTGCAGCCGCAGTTGTTGGCCCTTTGTCTACAGATCCTCTTGCTAATAAATCATCTCTAGCATTTTGTCCTGTTGTTGGAGTACTAGTTTGAGCCGCTGGCTTTTCTCTATTAAGGGCATTAACTCCGATCGCACCAGTACCTATAGCCCCAGTTCCTACTGCAAGTTTCTGACCCATACTCATTCCTGGTTTGTCAGGGATTACTCTAAATTCGCCATCGATGACATTAGGGTCGTCACGGCCACCGGGACGTTTTGCAGGTAAATTAGGACGCACAGCTATTGCATTACGCCCTGCACCTGCCGGAACTGGCAACGGTGCTTCTAATAATAGAAGTTTATTTCTAATAGCACCCATACTTTCACTTAGCGACTTTGGTCGTCTTGACTCTTCTAAGTCACTGTCGGATACCGGTGGCTTCTTGGTAATAGCTATAAGCTCTTTCATTCTAGCACGATCTTTTTCTTTATCACCAGATCCGCCTGCAGAAGAACCTTTTGCTAGTTCATCCAATGCGGCTTGCGCATCTTGCAGAGCGGCAATAACTGCTGGATCGTCGATGTCCGCAAGTTCGGCCATGATCTTTCTAATCAATGCTACTTCTTTTTGGTACTGACCAACACTGATAGTCATGCCATTACCTATATCTTGTTGGACAACTGGCCCTGTACCTAATGTTACCTTTTCACTTAGATCGTAACCAAATTCTTCTTTTAAAATATTTGATAATGACTTGCGGAGAGATTCTTTAACTCCGGGAGCATCCCAGCCCCTTTCTTTAGGACCGGTTGAATTGCCTACTCCGCTAATGTTTACGTGATATCCACCACCTGGCAAGGGACCGTCGGGTCTGCTTGTTGGTTTACCTGATTGTGCAGGAGCACCGTTCTTGCCTGATCTAATTCTAGCAACTAGATTCTTAAGTTGACCTAGGCGTTTTTTAATAAATTCGTTACTGGTCTTAGTTGCGTTGGCCCTAGCTTTGTTAGGATCAGGTTGCCCTTTGTTAGGAGCACGACTTAGAATAATTTCATCGTTAATATCTGGAACGCCGCCGCCTTTGGTTAGCCATGCTTTATCAGCATCAGTCATTGCATCAAATTTAGCTGCCTGAGCTGGGTCTTTGTAGGGGTTTACTATTGGTGCAGTAGCTTCTGCTACTGTGCCTCGTTGAATTGCTTCAAGTTTATTAACTAATGATCTGTAATCCATGATTTATCCTTTGCTAGTCGCTCTAAGCATCCAAGCATGTTTTTTATGTGAGTCTAATCGTCCAGCTATGAAATCAGCTAGTCCTTGTTCTTTAACTGAGTCTGCAAGATCAAAAACTTGATTGAGAAGTTCAATCAGTTTAGCGTTATCTTGCATAAGTTCATTGGTCATTTCTTCGGCGCTAACTACACCCGGCGGCTCGTCAAGAATACTAAGTTCTTGAAATCTACCAATACTCATAGGTGCATACGATCCTAATGCGCGAATTTCTTCACCAAACTTATCAATGCTGTCATATACTTCTTCGTATATAGCGCCAAACAGATCGTGGAACTGTTTAAAGAATACACCTTCAACATTGAAATGAAAGTAATGTGCTTTCATATAAAACACAAAAGTGCTGGCCATAGCCACTTTCATTGACTGCTTTAAATCTTCCATGTTACTCGTCGCCTTCGTTCACTGGCGTTGTTCTAGGTTTAGCACTTTCTTTTTTAATCTTCTCGCAGTCGTTTACACGTTTACCTGCGTTCTTACCAGTACCTGGCTGTGTTCCAACTTTACGATGTCCTGGCCAGCAGTGTGCAGGACCTGCTACACCTTCTTTAAATGCAGGGTTCGTAGGACCTGGAGTTTGCGGACTCCATCGTTTACCCTTGTGAGGACCAGATGTTACAATAGGATATTGACCATCTTTGCCTTTTGGTGGAGGAGCAGTTGCCCCATCCGGTGGAGACAAGTTTTCATCTACAGGAACTGCCTGTTTCTTATGTTTAACATCGCCTTGCTTTTCAGCTTTCTTTTTATCTTTGTGTGCGCCCGCACCACTAGTTGTAGCATTCTTTGCTACAAAGTTACGTGGCTTTGGTGCAGGAGTACTTTTTACTTCAGACAAGTGTTCAGACAATTTTAATCTTAAATTATCTTCTTGATTGATATCTTCTTCTTCAACTAGCTTTAGGTAAGTTTTAAACAAACCTGGAGTTTCGTTTAGATCAACAGGTTTTGGTTTAGGTGTATTCATATACACTATAGTTTCGGCCTGTGACAATCTATTAGTCTTAGGATTTTTACCTTCGGTGACTACTTGGAGAAGTTTTGTCATGTCCATTTTACAACCCCGCTAACATCTTTATGTTGGCTAACTCTACGCTTTCTTTTACAGGTGTTTTGTTTCTGCTTGGCATTGCTGGGTTAGCTGTTCCGGGCTTTGTTGCGGCAGCATCAGAAGCCTTCTTTGGGTCATTACGACTTGGGAATGGGCTCTTGGCTTTCTTTGCCGGAGTAACACTTCCACCGTCTATGTCTTGTGGAGGAGGAACACCTTTATCAGGAGTACTTACCCAAACACCGCCTTGAATGGAACCTTCCATTTTGGCTTTTGCTTTAGCAACGGCTTTCTTAACTGGAGAATCTTTCTTAGCAAAGGGATTTACACCTTTCTTTGGTGCAGTGCCTTTACCTTTTCCTAGGTCTTTAGCACCTTTACCGTCTTGAGCGTAATCTGGAATCTTATCTTTGTTAGCATCTGGCTTGGCAGCTTCGTACATACTACCACATTCTTTTAAGCCGTGTACTGGGCACTTTTTACCCTTGGCTGTATGATTACATTTTTCATCGGCAGCTTCTTTAACATTTTTAGCTACGGCTTTACTTACAGCGGCACGTTTTGTTTTGATGTATTTGTCAGACTTGGTATTCTTCTTACCGTCATTGTCTACATCGTCATCTTCTTTGCCTACTGGATCAAGTGCTTCGGCAACTTTCTTGCCATCTTTAACACGAGTTACGGAACCTTTACCAAAGCGTTTTTCCCAATTCTTGCCTTCTTTCTCTTCAGCTTTGTCAGCAGCCTGATCGCCCTTCTTCTCTGCGGCAGATTTGCTCTTGGCCTGTGACTTAGGTTCAGTGTGTGGCTCGTCACTAAATCTATTTGGATTTTGTGAGTGTTTGGTAACGCCTTTCTTACTACGGTCAATCTCGCCACCAGTTGAAGACTTTTCTTCCTTAACGTCTTTCTTAGACATTTTTTCAGCTTGCTTCTGCTTCAACAGTTTAATCTTGTCTTTAGCTTCCATTAGCTTATTACGGAGCTCAACTCGTTGACTTTCGGTGTATACGTCGGCAGTTTCTAACTGTTCACCGTACTCACTAAATTTCATCTCGTATTCCATATAGTGATACACAGACGCAATGTAATCAGCCGCTTTAGTAATCTTAGCTTGGACCCAACCTTCTAATTGTTGGTTTCCATCTAACATTTTAAACAGCTTATAGCTATAATTTGCTAGTTTGTATAGATCAGCCTTGGCCATTGCGCCTTCATGATCTGTTGGCATTGCTGATTGTGGTTCGTTCATATCTTGCATGGTAAAAAACTCCGTAGTCTTATATTTAGCGTTTGATGCTTCCGCCGGTCATTAGATTATCGCCGTCTACGGCGTTATCTGTGGGCTTTTGCATCTTAGGGCTTTGATTCTTTTGTACTGCACCTACTGACATATCACCAGCAGATGTTGCACCGCTAGAGGCAATTTCTACTACTGTTTCGTCATCTTGCGGGCGTTTGGTAAGCATAATCTTACCTTGTAATTCAGGTTTATTCTTAAGTATTGCAAGGGCATAGTTATTAGCACCTTTTTTCCAGTCAAACACTTTAGGTTCGCCTTGGCTTTTTAGTATCTTTCCGTTGACACGTAAGTACCAAGGCCCGCGGTCTTTTTCTTTCTGTTTAGCTAACTGGCGTTGATAGTAATCTTCTTCGTCACCTAATTCGTGTTCCATTTCACGACGTTTAAAGTCGCGCTTTTGGTAATCTATTTGATTCTGCTGATAACGATCGTAGTCACCGGAACTCATAGTGTCTGGGTTGCGTCGTCTGTACATTTCTGATAAAACTTGTATAACTTTCATTATTTTGTCCTTATCCCGTCACCTACTGGTTTTTCTCCGGTTAGCTTTGGTAAGCTAAACCACAGTTGAAACCACTCCGGAGTACCTGGCTTAATGTTGTGTTTTTTCATTAACTCGCCTTTTTCGTTTCCTGTAAGGCTAATATTACTACCACCAAACGGATCAACAGGGGCATAATTCAAATATCCTTTGAACTCGTTTATTCCTGCTAACTTTTTAATTTGGTCTAATTCGTTCATTATATACCGTACTTGTTAGGTTTACGTTTTGCAACAGGGCTTGTTTTATTAGTACTATCTAACTCTTTACTGACCATATCGCCGTGATTTACATCTGTATAGTCTGCTCCAACTGCCTTAGCCGCTTTTTTGAACATTTCGTTTTCAATTTCTGTATAAGGGTGTACGGTTTTCTTTTTACCGTGCCAACTTTTTGCATCGATCTCAGGCACAGTTTTACCGTCAGTGGACGCCATGGCTTGTCCTAACTTAAATGCCACATAATCACTGTTGGCCTTTTCTGCATCACTGTATATGCTTATGCCGCGGCTTGATTGGCTTTGTCGTTTAGATATTTTAGCTAATTTTGCTTCAGCCATCATAGCTTGTTCAATTTCGTCAAGCGTTTCTTTTACCAGTCCAAATGCTTTTAGATTTTTATAAGGAGTAGACGCATTAACATCTACAGTAGTATTTTGATCAGTAATAGTACCTACACCAGCCGCATCTTCATTTTTCTTAACAGCTTTAGCAGCCTTCCTAGCCATTGAAGCTAGTATTTGATCTTTGTAAGGCAGAAGGTATTTTGATACAAGATCAAAAAATGGCTTGCCCATCACAGGGGTTTCACTGCTAACACCAGCTGCCTGAGTAAACTTTTTTCTATTTCCTTCTAGTACTGCGGCTCTGAGATCTGTAGCTGATGATATTCTATCAGCTTTTCGCCACTCAATACTTTTAAAATTATAGTATCCGTGTTTTGGATCAGCTATACCGTTTGACTTTTGAAGTCCTGGCACATAAACTAATTTGTCTTTTTCGTCAGTAACAACATACAGTTTTACTGGTCCGTGTTTTTTATAAACATATGAAGCTAGAGTCCACCAACCTTGTTCGGAAACAATGTGTCCTGCTACCCCTGGCCATATTGCTTTCATACATTCTATTTTAACATCAAGCGGTAATGGATCAGTTGGGCCAATGGTACCCGGATTAGTACCAACATACCAAATTGGACTTTCAGCGGCCTTGATCCACGCTTCTTTGTGGCCTACGTGCGGCGGATTAAAACGTCCAAATATAATAGCAACTTCTTGGTCAGTTTCTTTTTCTTTTTCTTTTGTTTTTGCCTGAACCTTGGCGTTTGCCGCTATTTTTGTACCTACTCGCTGCCCAATTGACGGTGTAGTAGTCCCTGCCTTTGCAACATCATCACCTGCCTTTGCAACATCGTCAACAGCTCTAACACCTGGTTTTCCTAGTGCCAAACTTGCTTCTGTTGTAAAAAATTCTCTCAGTTTCATAATTAATTTCCTGCTGGAACCCAAGTAGTTGGAACATATTTAACAGCACCAAATTTATGATGCTTCTGTGGATAACGTACATGCCCTTCGCCGTTGGTGTCCCATATTTCTCGTCGGGGTTGCGACTTGATGGATGCATCTATGGCATCTTTAATATCTCGTATTTCTTTAATAAGGAAAAAGATAGCATCTAACCCACCGGGATGTTCTTGCACCATGTCAACGATGTGTCTTTGTTTTGAGGCACTTACGCCTTTCTTTTTCATCCACTCCATGAAGTCGTGTCCAGACAGGTCGGCAAAGTTTCGTTGCCCCTTGGCATGTTCTCTACTCATTTGATTAAAGAATGGATAAAAAATTCCATTCTTATCTGCGTCAGGTAATGAACCTAGGAAGTTGTCAATAGTTGAACCGTATTGTTCTGCATATTCTATAGCCTGGTTAACTTCATCTAATACAGTTTGATCTACCTCGGGCGCTGATTCTGTGTATATAGGACCTTGAACAATCAGTCCAGGACTTTGATTAAACATTTCAAAGTCATCGAGTGGTTCTTGAGATGAATCATCCATACCAAACGTTGAGAAGTATCCGTGCCCTACGACCATTACCTTGGCCTGTGCAATTCTGTTACCTAATTCGCTACCTGCGTCTACATGATAACAGGTATTAGATCTTGGATTAGGACAAAACGTATAAATTCCTTTGGGATATTCGGCACCGCCATCGTCGAGTTTCTTGTTCAATAGCGGGTCAACGCCGTAGAGTGCATCTGCGTAGACAAATCCCACAAAGTCTTTAGGCGTCGCCGCATCAAACAGTGGATAAAGATTGGCAAAGTTCTGCGCAAACTGATTACGTTTAGCAAGTTCCTCGGGAGTCTTTGCCGCGCCGCTTTGGTTAACAATGAAGTCGACAATCTCTTTAGGGCTTTCGGCCTTAACACCGCGCGACCATTGATTATGACCTACTAAGATCAAAGGACCGTTCTTAACTTCTCTACCCCAATAGACTTGAGGATTACCGTCCCATTTGCGTCTTAATGAAGTACTGCCTGGTTTTTCGTCAACTATTTCTTTAAAATTATTCAATTGCTCCAGAGTACCTCGTTGACCCTTAAAGAAAACAAAGTGTTCTGGATGATTAAATGGACGTCCGTAACGATCCATACTATCATCATCTGTAGCTTTTTGTTTCTTGGCTTCTGAAAAAGCAAATAGTTCTCTAAGTAGCATTATTTTTTACCAGTGCTAAACTCTTCAGTACATTTCTTATAAAGTTCTAAACAAACTTTTTCTCGAACATCTTTAGGCAAACTAGATGGTAATTGTTTAATTGGAAATTCTTCTGTGTAGGCCTTATATGCTTCAAGCGCGGCGTTATTAAATAGGCTATGATTAGCCTTGCCGGTTTTCATAGCGGCTTTATGTTTAACTACTTGGGGGTATACGTGACGGCGGTACACGTCGTCATTATTTTGCATATAAAACAGTAGGTCTTCAGCTATATCAAAGCCTGGATCTTCTTGTTTTCTGTTATTAAAGTGTAGATCTAAATCAATATTTTCTACTAGTTCGTTAATTCGCATGTTATAGCCCGTGATTGTACCAAGACAATGTCTTAGTGTATTTATCTTAGGATAAAATCTGCGACTAAACTATTTTTTGACAATAGTTTCTACTTTATTGATACTGCCGCCCAGCATCATTTTAGCCATTAGCAGTTGTTTTTCGCCTTTAACGTAGAAGTAGCTACCACCCCAACTCACTGATCTAAGCAACTGTTCTTTACAACTCTTAGTCAGTTTAATCTTATCGTTGGTATCAGCCCATTCTACAAAGCTATCTTGCCGCTTGTTACTTTTTCCTAAGGTAACCCTAAAATCAAAGTCAATTTTAGGCATTATTATAGTATTCATTTCAACTGTACCGTTAGGAACACTTATATATTTTACTCTCTCTGGATCTATCTTAATTAATAGGTCCATGTCTTGACGATTGTTTGTATAAAAGCTCAAGAACGGGCTTTCAACTCTAATATCAAAGTTTGACATCTTTAGGATAGACTTTGCTAGCCTAATGCAATAGTCAAAGTCTTCCTGTGTTTTAATTTTATTATAGGGGTTTTTAGTAACACCGATGCCAACATCTCGTATTCGATCCAATGCTTCGCTTAGATCTTTGCCTCTAAACCAACCAGCGGCAGGACATACCAGTACTGCCTTGTACTGATATTGTCCTTGGAATAAACGTCTAGTCTCTTTAGTCAGCATTTTCTAAAACAGTAGTAGCGATCAGAGGTATCTTTGGAGTCTTACCTCTAGAAGACAAGAACAATTGATTGTCTGCTACAGTAATAGTCAACCATCCACCAAGCTTCAAATCACCAAACAGCATCATACGAGCAAGATCGCGTTTGATTTCTTTGTCAATGACACGTTGTAGAGGACGAGCCCCCATTTTACTATCAAAGCCTTTTTCAATCAACAACTCGATAGCATCCTTGTCAATCTTAATTCGAACGCCCTTTTCTTTAACCTGTTCTTTAAGCTCATCGATAAACTTAGTAACGATCTTGGTCATAGTAGACTTTTCAAGTTTGTTAAATGTAACAATACCGTCTAAGCGATTACGAAACTCTGGCGTAAAAAACTTTTTAAGATCTGTATCAGCATATTCTTTTTCTTGCTTGCCAAAACCGATATTGTTCTTTTCAGCACTCTGCGCACCTGCATTAGTAGTAAGAATTAACAATAGGTTCCTGCAGTCTGCTTGTTTACCATTTGATCCTGTAATAAATCCATTATCCATCATTTGTAACAACACAGTAGTTACATCTGGGTGTGACTTTTCAACTTCGTCAAACAGTAGAACAGCGTTCGGGTTTTCTTGAATTTGCGTAATCAACTGACCTGCGTTTTCTTCAAAGCCAACATAACCCGGAGGACTACCGATCAGCTTACTGATACTGTGCTTCTCTTGGTACTCTGACATGTCAAAACGCAACAACTTAACACCCAAGTGCTTGGCTAGCGACTTGGCAGTTTCGGTCTTACCGCAACCAGTAGGCCCCATGAATACAAACGATCCAACAGGTTTGTTTTCAGGTTTCAATCCAGCTCGTGCAACTACAATTTTATCAACAACTTCTTGCACAGCAAGGTCTTGACCAAAGACTTCGTCTTGTAGTCTTGTTTGCAATGTAGCAAGTCCGTCGCTTTCTTGCTCTGCTACAACTTCTTCTGGAATTTGAATCATCTTTGACAACTCGTATTCAATTTCTTTAGCCCCAACTACACGTTCGTCAGCAAGTTTTAAATTAAATCTAGAACATGCACAATCAATAAGATCGATTGCTTTATCGGGCAACTTCTTATCTGCTTGGTATCGTACGCTTAATTTAATTGCAATTTGCAATGCTTCGTCTTTGATCTTGACATTATGATGAGTCTCGTAGTACTTCTTAATGCCTTTGAGAATCTGCAAGGTCATTTCTTGTGTAGGCTCGTCAACTGTAATGCGCTGGAACCTGCGCATCAACGCACGATCCTTTTCAAAGTGTTTACGATACTCTTCCCAGGTAGTCGACGCAACTACTTTAATGTTGCCTTTGCTTAGAGCCGGTTTCATCATGTTAGCAAGATCGTTAGCTGAGTTGCTAGCGGATCCTGCACCGGAGATCATATGTGCCTCGTCGATAAACAAGACAGTCTTACCTTTCTTGCCAAGCCCTTTAAGAACTGCTTTAAAACGTTCTTCAAAGTCTCCACGATACTTACTGCCAGCAAGCATAGCACTAATGTCTAGGTTATAAACTGTATAGTCTTTTAAGAAGTCTGGGACTGCACCTTTGACAATGTTGTAGGCAAGGCCTTCTGCAATGGCAGTCTTACCAACACCTGGGTCACCTACTAGGATAACGTTGTTTTTGCTACGGCGCCCCAGTGCTAGACTGATGTTTTCCAACTCGTCAATACGACCAATAACAGGATCAACTGCACCTTTCTTAACCGCATCGTTAAGGTTTGTAGTAAAGGCCTTTAGTGCCTTAGTGCCAACTTGATCAGGCAAGTCTTCTTCTTCTGGTGCTTCGGATGCGTTGTTTAGGTAATCCGCAAACTTATCTTTGTCAATGCCAGCCTGCTGAATATAAAAGTATGCCCATGAACGTTTTTCACCAATAATTGATAAAAATACGTCTGCAGGCTCAATACGTTGTCGACCATTAAATAGGACTTGAGTGAACGCACGGTTAAGTACACGTTCTACTGATTGAGTCTTCTTTGGCTTAACTACAACATCTTCAACTGTAATTTCTGCGCATTTATTTTTTAGATAGTGCTCGAGATTCTTTTTAATGTACTCGGGATCACTTCCGTATCCTTGCAGGCAGTTAGCGAATGACTCTTCGCAAAGCATGGCAAACAGCAAATGTTCTATGGTCAAATATTCATGACGCTGTTGTCTTGCACTCTCAATAGCTTTCTCAAAAACTGCTTGGAGACTATCGCTTGGTTCTACCATATATTTCCTTTATCTATGATTAATTTCGTGATCAATTAATTTTAATTTTTCGATCAGTGCCGGGTCTGTTATCTCTGGTGTTCTAATTCTAATTTCAGCTATTAGCCTTCCACGCATAGTGTTATTGACGTTTGTAAATCCATAACCCGAAACAGCGTATTCGACACCAGTCTCAACTCCAGGGCGAACGTCTATAGCTATACTTTGTCCATTAATGGATGTAACTGCTTTTCTACATCCAATCATTGCGTCAATTGGACTTATATCTAAATGAGTATACAGATCGTTGCCCTCTCGTCTAAACTTAGCATCTGGCATTACTAGTATTGTAACATTTAAATCTCCTCTTTGCAACTGAGGATGGCTATCATCACCGAGTCCCTGGTATCTAATAGTAGCACCGTGCTCCACACCGGGCGGCACATTAATGATTACACTTTGTAGTCGTCCACTAGGTAATTGGTAACTGGCTTCTAATTGTTTGCCAGTATAACTATCTAGCAACGTTATTTGACATTGAATATTTAAATCACGATTTTTTCTAACTCGTTGTCTGCCAAATATATCAGCAAATGGACTTTGAGCACCAAACGGCGGAACACCACCAAACATATCGGAGAAGTCTTGCCAGCCATCGCTAGAAGTAAATCTAAATTGACTTCCGCCGCCGTTTCGCATTTGATCGTATTCGGCTCGTTTCTGCTGATCGCTTAGTGTAGCGTAAGCACTTTGAATTTCTTTAAATTTGGAATCGTTGCCCCCATTTCTGTCAGGATGATGTTTCATAGCCAAGCTTCTATAAGCCTGCTTGATTTCGTCCTGACTAGCAGTCGGGTCAATTCCTAGGGTTCGATATAAGTCTGACATAGTCGTAAAAATAGGGTAAGATTATTAAGTAATTATACTTTCTTAATCTTACCCTGTCAAGAGAGTGGTTGATTACTTTTTCTTTTCTGGAACTGCTGTGCCTTCGTGTTTCTTGTGCTTTTTGACTTCTTTACAATCTTGCTTGGGTTTCTTTGTCTTTGGATCTATTACGGGCTTGCCGTCTTTGCCTTGAATATCTACACAGACCCTTACAGTTTCTGCCTTTTTCTCTTCTGCTGCCTGTGCAGGGAATGCTAGAGCTAATGCTAGACCTGCTACGAAAATTAAATGTTTCATATTCGAACTCTCCTTTTATAGTTCTGGTTGATCTGGTTGAGCAGGCATCGGTTTGCCTGTGCTACTGATCATTGGTTTTGCTGACGCAACTGGTGCGCTAAATGCTGGTGTTGCAACTGGTGTTGTTCCCCAACTTGGTGCTGGAGAAAAACTTGTGCTAGGTGCTGGAGAACCGAAGCCCCCTGTCGCGGCACCAAATCCTGGCGCAGGTGTGCTAGGTGCTGTAACGTTGCTTGATGGTAATTGTGCTCCGCCATTGTTTGCTCCGCCTAATTTTTCTTGTGTACGACCGAATGCCGCAATACCTAAAACTGCACCCATTGCAATGTGGAACAGACCAGCACCTTGTAAGGTTAGTGGATTCCATTGCGTGATAGGATGTCCTGTTGTAGTTTGTAACAAACTCCACAATACTGGAAATACTACCATGTCCATGGTACAGACTAGCATGTACATCCAGCCCATCATTGGACGCCATTTAGCGTTCATCCAATCTTCTTTTTTCTTTTCGCTTGCGCTTTTAACTTCTTCTGTCATTTTTCGCTCCTGACGATTTAAATTATTTTAGAACCAAAGGAATAAACCGTTGAGACTCAACAGTATTCCAACTCCTGCAACTGCAAAACTACCCCAGAACATGGCCATGCTAACTGCAAGAATACTTGCTGATAGCACAACAATGGCTAGTTGGTATGCTGTACTTGCATAACCAATCCACGGACTAGACTTTTTAGCCTCTTCACGAGCGGCTTCCATAGCCCTTGCCTTTTCAGCAATTTCATTCTTGTCAGCATCCATACGCTCTTTCTCGGCCATGAACTCTGCTTTGACTTTTGGATCGCTAGTTGTCTTAGCGGCAATTTCGTAGCTAACGCCACGACCTGCTTTAGCTTGATATTGTGCCCATGTGTTATTAGCACCTAGTGTATTGTTTAATACTGTGCTGGATAACTTGCCACCGTACCATGCATTAACGGCCAAGAACAACGCAAATACGGAAATAACCATACCTGCTTTGTCCTTAATCTTTGCTTCACGTTCTGAGCGTGAACCTGGCACTGGCTTGGGTGCATCCGGATCTTTTACTTCTTTAGTAAAAATTTTTAAAACTGAATCTACTACGCTCATATTGCGCTCCTACTTAATGTACTACTATTTATTGAGGATTTAACTTTAGCAACTCTTGGATATAGCGGCTAGTAAATTCCCTTCTAATTTGATTTACCCTAGGCATTCTATGCAGTCGGTGCATACTATAGAGTTCTTTAACAGTTTCTTCTGAAACTCCCATATTCCTAATTCCTGCATAGCCTAACCACCCTTCGCCACCGTCCCCGTTTTTAGTCTCGATTCGATTCTGATGCATCTTTAACATTTCAAATGCCTCTTTTCTACTGAAATTCATGTTGTTAACCCAATATGTTTTATTTTCAGCGGGGAATGTGTAACCGTATTTTTCTGGATTTTTTTCAAAATGACTAGACCAAATATTTTCGTACCCTGACACTGTATTCATAGTTAATGTGTGAATTTTAATATTATGTAACGGGTAATCCGGATGCTCGATTTCTTTGAGCCAATCCTCGGCGGTCTGTCGTGTTTCGTAAGGGAGCCCTAAAATAAACTGAGAATCAACAATAGCATCGGGCATTTTTTCTTTAATTTTAGTTAAAGTATGAAAAATTTTATCTCTTGTTATGCCCTTACCTATAGCTTTTACCGATTCGTAGTTTAGTGATTCAATACCAAAACTTAATCCGCCGCACCCCATTTCACTTAGCAGTTCAATAGATTCCGGGTGCGCATTTATTAAATCTAACCTCATAAATGCAGAGAAATTAACCTTAAACGGCAATTTTGAAAATACTGATTGATTAAGAATTTTTAATTTGTCGACGCTGTCATTAAAGGTGTCGTCTAAGAACCAGTAACGGGTAGTCCCAAATCTTTCGTAGTTTTCTTCTAACTGGCGCCGTATGATTATTGGATCTTTGAGATAGTCTAATTTTTTCCGCCCATTTAACGGGTACGCACAGAATGCGCAATTAAAAATACATCCCCTGGCAATTTCCATAGGCAAAGCTTCACCTTGGCCAACCATGTCGTTATCATGCCAGGTAAATTTATGGTTGTTGTAATCAAATCTACTGGCCTTATGATCATGAGTGAGACTAATAGATCCGTCTGCGTTCTTAGTTACAGGTAAAAATGGATTTTTGCCTTGGCAGTACTTGGTCCACTCTAATACAGTAGTATCAGCATAACCCTCAATGAAACAATCAATGAACGGCGGAACTCTGCCAGTTCTCCCTAGCGGAGCTCTAGCCCCACCTAAGACAAATTTACAGTTGGGGCTTCGAGCCCTTAAATGATTTTTAAGGTCATTTAATTCTTCTGGTTCAAAAATATAAGTATTTTCAATTAATACATCGAGGTTATTATATATCGCCCCAATGGTAGATTTTGGTTGTTTAATTTTAGTAAGCCAAGTTGAACTAAATCCAACCCAAAGGGTGTCTTCATTTACAAAATGTTCTAAAACTTTTTTAACTACATCTAACCCCATATCGGCAATCCACGGCCAGCAATCAATTACTTGAACTGTGTATCCTGCTTCTCTAAGTACGTTAGCTAACTGAAAAGCCCCAACTGGCCGCATGTGGGAAGTTGCAAATGTTATACCTGCACATATTACTATATTTGCCATATTTTAGATTAATGTTTGTCAAGATCTTGTAGATGTTTTAATCTTTCCGCGCAGGCTTTTACTTCTAACATTAATTCTTGTGCAACCTTGTGTGCTTTTTCAGAAGCTTGCACAGCAGACTCATATGCATCTCTTGCGGCTTCGACACTCTTTGCTCTAGCATCTGAAAGCTCTTTCTCAAGTCTTTCAATATCTGCCACAGCATAGTCTGCTCGCTTGTTAGCGTTTAAGAAAATACGTCTTAGTTTTTTAGCAGCCGCTTCTTCTAATTTTCTAATAAAACTCATAATTATTTTCCGTCGTGGATTTTCTTCTGACCCTGATACCAAACAATCCAATCGTCAACTTTAGCCTTACATTCATAATAAGTGGCGTAGTTATCACTAACAACTGTTATAATTTCGCTAAGTTTTTTAGTGTTAGGGTCGACATCTTTTAAATCAGGACATGCTTCTAGCAATTCTTTTGGAACGTCAGGCCACATCTGTTTAACAGGGACAGGATCTTTGAGTAGACATCCTGTTAACAGTAACGGAGCTAGTAAAAATGCAATTTTCATTTTGCCTTCTCCGGATTTCTTGCAGATTTATTAAGAAGTTCTATAGCCTTGGGGTCAATCTCGCACTTAGCATCGATGAGCTTTTCTACTTCCTTAATTTCAGTTCTAATCCTATCTCTGTATTCGATACGGATTTCTGCTTTCTTTTTACGTTCTTTTTCCAACTGCTCGTTTAACACTTGCGACTCTTGTGCTTTGCGATCAGCTTCTTCCTGTGCAATGCGGACTTTTTCTTCCCACATAGCTTGTACACCGCTTCCGCCGTACATGAACACACATGCCAGTGCAATAATGCCGCCCAGCGGCTTAATAAACAACATGTAAGGTTTTAGTGGCGGAAAGTGACTAAAAATACTGGCAAAAAAGAATGCCGTGATTCCAACACCTGCGCCAATTAACCAAACCCATGCAGGCATTGTACTAAGTACGGCATCCATTAACCATGAAAACACGTTAATCTCCTAGAACGTGAAGTGCGTGATTATAATGCTTGATACGATCTTCTAGTCCGATAGTGCCGCCGTTAATACGTTTAGTCAATGTCAGGATGTCACCTGCATCGGCCCACTGATTAAGTTTGTTTTGCTCCCAGAAGAAACAACCTGATTGAATAGCACCTTCAAATGTTTCTAAGTATTCAGACGCTTCGTCTAATGGAATATCTAAGCTGGCAGCAAAGAATGTATAGTTATTTTTACCAGTCAACTGAATAAGTCCACGCCCGCAGAATTTCCAACCGTCACCTGATTCTTCTGGACCATTGCCCATACGATTAGCATAGACTCTGTTAGCAATCATTTGCGGCTTGTTGGCATAAGCGGCAGCAATAGCATCATCTGGAAAATATTTAGGAAATACCTTGCGTAGACTTGCAGCCTTATAGTTTAAATTCTCTTTTAAAAATTTAAATCCACCACTTTCATGAGCACACTGCGCTAAGAATGCAGCCACCCGCGGTTTGGTAGTAATATCATACTCTGGTAAAATTTCACACAGTGCGTGATACCAATTATCAATATAGGGGTTTCCTTTGATAATTTCTGCAAGTTGTTGTTTAGTAAAATTGAAATCAAATCCTGACATTATACTTTCTCCAAAGCTACAGCATATCCGCTGTTTTCAAAAATAAATTTATCACCAACCT